GCTGCCGTAGTAAAAATTTCTGTGCTACCATTTTTCCCTAATTGCTCTGTTAAAAGCTGTTGTACATTTTCTATTGCCATTTTTTATTTTATTTTATTGTCCGTAATATATATAATTTGTAGATGCAGGAGCTTCACGTTGTGTATATTGAACTTGCTCTGTTCCTGCTTTATCTGTCATATTTAAAATTCCTTTTGTAACTATTCCTTGTACTATACCATTTGCGTTGCTTACAGGTAGTATTGTGGTTTCCGTAGCAGGTGCAGTAGTTTCAGTTAATGTCGGAGTACCTATCCAACTTACTTCATAAACTTCATATTTGTAATGACCTGAAGGAATTAACTTAACTTGATGTAAATACATATCAGGAGTTGCACTATATTTAATACTTAAATGTGTAGTTCTTGGATATACACTTATTACTTCAGGATAAACATAATAAATAGAACCATCCATATCATTAGTTATCTTAAAAAGATATCTCAACTTACTTGTAACAACTGAAGTGTCAATACGATTATCTTCTGTTGTAATGTAAGCTGAAAAAGTGGTTTCTGTTGTTCCTTGTATCATTATACTATATAATAGAAAAACTTTGATTCTGTTTGGATTAAAAAAGAAAAGAGGGCTAAAAAGCCCCCTAAACTAAGAATATATGAAAACTACTAATTATTTTAAGAAGTTGTTGGGAAATCTCCTGCTTCATTAATAAATCCACTTTGGTCCCAAGGAATTGTAGTATAATCTTCTAACATTGCAAATGGTAATGGTTCTAAACCGCTGAAGGTCAACGTATATCCGTTTCTGTCTCCGAATGCCGCGCCACTATCCATAGTACCTGTATTTAATTCCATTCCATTAGACATTCCTAATGCTATAAATACATCATGTCCATTAGCTAGTTGTTGATTAAGTTGTGCAAAAATTCTTACTTTACTTTTTCCTAAAAGTTTAATTTCATTTTGGTCTTCTTTCGTTAGTCTGTTAAGAATAACGTTTACGCTTGGAGTGTAAAAAATACTTCCATTTTCGGTAGAGCCTGTAATAGTGTCTGTCACACTAGCTACTCCAAGAGGTGTTACATATTCATAAATAGTACTACCATTCCAATCTATTGCGTCAATTTCTAAAGGGTGTGTTGCGTCATAAGTATAAGAAACATTTGAATCATATACAGAGAAAAATATTTTTTTTACGCCCCCTGATATGCGGTTGCAGTCGAGACCTCTTCCGCGTGTTAAAGCTGTACATGCCATATTATTTTATGTTTTAAGGGTTAAAAGATGGAGGGTTTTGACACCCTCCTTCTCTGTTTTTATATTATTACGCCTGTCTTACGATATCAGCTCCTACTCCAGTTTGAACACCTGCTGAGTAACGAGCAACTAATCTCATGTTATCACTCCCGTCCAAAGCAGCCATATCCATTAAAGTAATTCTCGTTGCATCCGAAATTAGGTCAGTTCCGAAAAATAAGTTAGATTTTTGAGCTATTACTAATTCGTTCTCTGCCATTCCGTTACAAACAGCAATTTTATACCCTTCAAACATTGGTACGTAATCTCCATTCATATTGTAAGCATTTACATATCCTAAAGTAGATACTGCTGAAATGTAGTATTGGTAAGTTCTTTGACTCATATAGATGTGTAAATCTTCTTTACCTAAAGTTGAAGTTGGTATAGAAGCTACTGCACCTTGTAATTCAGCAATAATAGTTCCTGCAGTATAAGCACCTCCTGCTGCATCTTGAACAACTGTTCCATCAACTCCAGGAAGTAATAAACCAGTTACTGCTCCTAAGAAACCATTAAATTTCCCCGCTACATCAGTTCCTGTCCAAATTGAATTTTCAGTTGCTTCTGCTATAATATCACCCATGTAAGAGATAACATAATCATCAAAAGATGCTGGAGGTGGTGCACCTGCTCCTGCTCTCATTTGTAACGCCTCCCATGAATCCAAAAGCGTAGATTTACACAAATCCAAATTGATTTGTAGATTTTTTGGTTCCAAAACCTTTTCGGTTAAAGCAAGAGTTCCTGCTCCATTAAAGTTGCACGTTGCATCCGCAACCACTCCTGAACCCGCCATTTGTTGGATATTAGATTTAAATTTCACGTTTTCTATCATAGTAAGATAGTCTAACGAGTTTGATGCTTTTAAAGCCGCAGAAATATAAAATCCTGCCGCCTTACCCGCAAAGTTTGATGTTGTAGTAAACGCCATTTTTTTTTGTTTTTTTAGTTATTAATATTTATTTAAGTTGTATAAGAATTTCTCCTGACTAGTCATTCTTTTGAAATCCTGTGCAGTTGGAGTTGGTCTTTCCGAACTAAATTTATTTGTATTTATTGGAGACTCAGCAGGAGTTTCTGCTAATTCTGTTTTTAATTTTTCGTTTTCAGCTTTTAATTTTTCTAACTCATCTTCTGCTGAAAATTCAACTACTTCTGTAGTTTTTATTGATTTTGGATTTGTTGAAGGCTCTTCAGTTGCTTCAGACATTTCTTCAACCTCGTCATCACCACCTACTTTATCTCTTTTAAGGTCAGCAACGGCATCTTCTAAGTTTTGGATACGCTTTTCCATACCTTCCCAATCTCCAACATCTGCATATTTTTTTTCTTCTTCATCTTCAGGAGCTAATTCAACTGCTTCTTCTGATAATTCTTCTTCAGCAGTTTCAGATTCTTCCGTTTCGGATTCTATAACTTCAGCAACAATCCCTTCCTCTTCTACCCTGAAAGAAACCCCAGTATCCGTTTTATAAGTACCGACAGGTAATAATATAGTCGTGCCATCTTCCGTTAATACCGAAATATCAACCCCAGCCTCTAGCTCTTCTGCTGTACTTACGAAAATAGTTCCATCTTCGCTTTTTGACTGCCAAGCTAACGTAACTTCTTTTTCTTTGTTGTCAAGACCAAGAGCTACTAAAATTTGTTCTTTTAAATCCATAATAGTTTTTTGTTAGTGTGAGTTTGTTATATAATAGAAATATTTTCTATACGTTTGATTTTGTGATTATTTCATTCAAAGCCTTCAGTATTTCTTCATTAGTTGGCTCTTGTTTTTGCATAGACTCAAATTTATTAGTAAAGTAACCTTCTATAGATAAGCCCTTCAATTCCCCTGCCTTAATTTTTTGCCAAAGTTCTTCATTTTCTATTTTCATTTTTACCATCCACGTTCCTTTTGGAAGTGAATAGCCATACAAAGTACTTTTATCTGTTTTAGTGTCTTCTATAATCCAAGACTCAACTGTTAAAACACCTGACACCCTATCTTGATGCTCATAGGTAGCTTTGTGATGATTGTTATGTTTTAAATAAAGTTCACTGGCTTTTCGCACCGTATCAGGACTAAAATAGACGTAGTAGTCTGAATCCGTATTCGGGTCATAACGAAAGATTTGCTTGTTAGGAATTAAAGCAGGTGAAACTAACATACGCTTTTCTTCATCTATTTTAGCAAAAGTCAAGTTGTTTTTCTCTTTTCCAAAAAATACAAAGTCTTGTTCTATTGCAGGTGATGATACTAAACTAATAGCATCTATTGCTAACTCTTGTGAGCTATCATCTATTACTAATTCTACTATTTTAGTTTCCATATTTAAAATGATTGACTAGGTCTTTGTGGTATGTTAACTCCATTATATGCTTTTTCAATAACATTATCAAAAGATTTTCCTTGAGCAGCTAATCTTTTAAAATCTGCTAAACCAGGAACATCTACACCCATATCCTTTGCAACAGTTGTTAATTCATTAGAAATTTTATCTAATTCTGCTACTGCATCTTTTAATTTTTGAGAAGTCATAAATAAATCTCTTTTTTCTTCTCCAACAGCAGTTGAGGCGTTATCGAATTTTTTCAATTCTGTTTCTATATCCTTTCTCATTCCATTAATAACCTTTACTACATCATTAGCTCTTCCTGAAAATTTAGTCAAATCAGCTATTTGGTCTTGTGCTTTTTTTATTTCAGCTTTGACTCTTTCACTTATTTTTTGTCCATCTTGAAGAATACCTAGTTCTACTTTTTTAACTTCTGAACTTAAGTTAAATTCTTTTAATTCTTTTGCGTATTCTTCATACGTTTTTTTCCCTAGTGGTGTTGGTCTCATTTTATTATATTTTTTAGGATTAGCTTTTTCACAGGCTTCTTTAGTGGCGTATTTACACTCACCAGTGTTCCCCCATTTATAGTTTTCGTCTTTATATTTTTTACACGGCATATTATATAATAGATTTTTAATTAGTTTGTTTGATTTTTAAATTGTAGCTCTACGTCTTATGTCAGCCAATTGGTTTTGGCTCGATGTCATTTCGTCGGTTACGACAAACGCCTTGATAGGTTCTGGGGCTTCTAGTCCACCAATACTAAAGTCACCTGACATCATTTGTGGTGCTGGTGGTTGCGTTTCAGCTGTAGCAGGTGCTGATATACTTCCACCTCCTCCTCCTCCACCTCCTGCTGATGCGATAGCTTGAACATTCTTTAAACCACTGGCAATTGCTGCTGCTGCTGCAATACCACCAAGAACAGGACCAACTACTTGAATACCTGCCATTGCTTTAAAAGAAGATTGTGCTGCTGCGTATGTATCAATAGTAGCTTGAACGATAGCTGCTGCTTTTCCTGCTGCTGTTGTTTCTCCTAATACCGTAGATAGATTCCCTGCTGTTTCTGCTGCTATATTCATTTTTTCATCAGCAGTCATCTCAGCCCATTTAATTTCATTTTTAGAAAGTTCTTCAATAGACCTTACTTCTTCTTTTTGATAGCCTTTTATGATATCACCTCTTTCTTTTTCATATTGTTCAGTAATAGCAGCAGTATCTGCTCCTGCTTTTCTAGCCATTTCTAATTTTAATTCATACGCTCTTTCTAGTTCGGTTAATTCTAAAGCTAATCCTTCTAATCCTGCTAGAAGAACCTCATTTTGTACTTCTCCTAATTCTTTTTCTAACGATACTTGGTTTGTAAGCTGTTCTGACATAAAACCTGCAATTTGTGCCTTAATTGCATCTTGCTCATTTAACGCTTCTTGAAGTTTTATTTTATTTTCATCACTTGCATTTATATCTTTTTGTGCTTGTGCATAATCTACTGCTGCTTGTGCATTAGCTAACATTAGCTTTTCTTGGTCTTCTAATATAGTTTTTAATTTTTCATTAGCTGTAATTCTTTCAGCAAAAGTCTTAGTTTCATCATCTCTAATTTGCCTTTGCAATTCAGCTTCTCTATCTTTCTGTTCTATGATACCTTGATTTGTTACAGCTGCTAATTCCGCTGCCTTTCTCAATTCAATTGTTGCTTTAGCACTTTCAAATGTTTCTGTTGCGTAATCCTTAATTTTCCCTGCCGCATTAGTCATAGTGGTTGCAAGTTTATCTACACTATTGTCAACCCCTGTCCAAATGTCTATACTTTCTTTTCCTGCATCTTTTACACTATCAAATGCTGCACCAAATTCTCCCTCCATTAAATGACCTAGAGCTTTTCCTAAATGTCCAAAAGTATCTAATAGACTATTAAACCTTTCAATCAGATTGTCTTTAATAGCTGTTCCAAAATCTTTTACGCTTTGTGTTGGGTCTTCAAATATTGACTTAAAAAATCCTGTTATTTTACCTATATTGCTCTCTATAAAACCAAATAAATCATTGAATGCTATACTTAGACTTTCCATAGCAACATCAAGATCATCTACTACTCTTTGATTTTTTCCTAATATTTCTTGGAATGCTTCAAACGCTTTATTCAATAAAAATATAAAGCCTGTTGCTGTTGCTAAAGTCTTAAAACCTACAGTTAGTTTTTTAACTCCACTTACTGATTTTTCACTTGCATCACCAACATTTTCAGTTTCTTTTGCCAAACCTTTTGTTTCTTCTTTCGCACCTTTTACAGATTGAGCCATTTCATCAGTATCTTTAGTTACTGATTTTATGTTTGACTTAACTTCCATTTCTAAAACCTCTTTTGCCATATCTTTATTTCTTTATAAATTCTAAAATAATGTCTATCTTTCTTTTTATCTCGTTCATATCTTCTGCGTTCTTTTCGTGATACCGAGAAAATTGGTTTTTTACTTCATATAAACTAAATACTAAAAACCTGTACAAAGCATACAATGCTCCTAATAATAATACTAATGGTAATCCATATCCTTCTATTAATGCTAGTATATCTGCCATTGTTATAAAGTTACGTTTGTTTTTATTTGTGTCATTCTAATTGTCGATGCCCATTCTAACGTCATATCTGCTTTGCCTGTTACTGTTTGTAA